TGCTAAGGGATGCCGGACCAGCCGTAGGCTGATCAGTGCGGGTGTGGCGGAATTGGTAGACGCACCAGATTTAGGTTCTGGCGCCGCGAGGCGTGGGGGTTCGAGTCCCTTCACCCGCACCACACTATCCCTTTGAAATCAAAGAAAACCCTTGCAAACAAGGGCTTGTGCCCGCTTCATGGTTACAACTTTGGTTACAAAAGGTGTTCTCATGGCAGGCAAGACACGGCACATGGTGAATCGCAGCGGGCGGTATCATGCCCGGCTCGTGGTGCCCAAGGATTTGCGCGAAATCGTCGGTAAGACCGAATTACGCGCCCCGCTGGGTGGTGACTACCGGCAGGCGCTTAGGCTTCTGCCGGGCGCGGTGGCCCAGCTCCAACACAAGATCGCACTGGCTGAACAGCAAGCCGGTGCTGGGGCACCCCGGAGCGCCCCGGCGCGCTATCCGCTGGCTCCGGATCAGATCGCGCACAGCCACTACATGCAGCGGCTCGCCTTTGATGATCAGCTTCGCAATGATCCGCGCTATGCGGCGGTGGGCATTGATGACGTGCTGGTCAGCCGATTGCGTGAAGCCGTGGCGGGTAAAGCCAATGACGCAGGGCTTGGCGCGCTGGTGGGCGCTCAGATCGAACGCTTCCGGGCCGCTGGAAACCTAGACGCCGAACCGGGTAGCCCTGAGTGGCGCGAGATTGCCCGTGCCTTGTGTCATGCTGAGCTAGAGGCGCTGGCACGGGTCGCAGAGCGCGACGAAGGCGATTTCACGGGCACCCCTGGCACACCGATCATCAAGGACGCTCAGCCCCCGGAGAACGCGCCTGAGCGTGTCAGCCTTAAGCAGCTCTGGGCCGACTACATCAATAGCCGGGTGCAAGCTGGGTTTATGCGCGACAAGGGCAAGCGGTTGCGCCCAGTGGCGGAGAACCTCCGCAAGTTTCTCAAGCATGATGATGCCCGGCGCGTCACGAAGAAGGACTTGCTGGCGTGGCGCGACCACCTGATGCAAGAGCTGTCAGCCAAGACGGTGAATGACATCTATCTGTCTGGTGTTAGATCGCTGTTCGCGTGGGCTGCTGAGAACGACCGGCTGCCCGAGAACGTGGCTGCGACTGTGAGGCAGCCCAAGCCCAAGAAGGTCTATAGCCGAGAACGCGGTTATACAGACGCTGAGGCCGTGAAGGTCTTGAAGGCGTCGCGGACCTATCAGCCGAAAGCGGACGAATTCGGCTATGTGCGCGAGAGCGAGAAAACAGCGAATATGAAACGCTGGGTGCCGATCATCTGCGCGTTCACCGGCGCGCGCGTTTCCGAAATCACCCAGCTACGGAAAGAGGACATTCGCAAGGTGGATGGGCAGTGGGTCGCGCGGATCACGCCTGACGCCGGGACCGTGAAGGCCGGGGGCTATCGTGATGTGCCGCTGCATCCCCAGATCATCAATGAAGGCTTCGCGGATTTCGTGACGAATGCAGCTCCCGGCCCGATGTTCCACAGTGCCACCGAACCGGAGAAGTTCCAGAAGTCGGCGGTGATCGTGTCGAACAAGCTGTCGGACTGGTTGCGCCTTAGCAAGCTGACGCCGGAAGGGCTGCAACCCAATCACGCTTGGCGGCACCGGCTCAAGACCCAGTGTCGTGAGCTTGGTATCTCCGACCGGGTTGTTGACGCCATTCAGGGCCATGCAGGCAAGACGGCTGGCGACAACTACGGCGACGTGACGTTGAAAACGAAGATCGACGCTATCAATAAGCTGCCCGTCTATGATTTGAGCTAGGGAAATGTGGGGTCAAAGCGGGTGAGGTCAGCATTGTCTACTATTCACGGTTGATCGACACGTTTGCAAATGCTTGTAATGTGCCAGCGCAAATCGTGATTGGAAAAGACGTGATTAAACTTTCAGAGATTTTCCCGACTGAACATATTGTAGAGCTTGTTCCTGAAGCCGAAATCCACTCGCTAGGGAGGGCAGACATAAAGGAAATTGTCAGCCTTAAGCCAAAGACGATGCATGAGATGGGGTTGTCAACATGGCACGCTGCTATGATGTCGGGCCAGTTCGATGTTGATCCGGCAATGCTCGCCGAGCACGTAGATAGTGGTGATCCAAATCTTTTGAAGCGGGTTAGTCACGCATTGGGCCAAAAGGTTGTTTTTGATCTTAACTACAGCTACGCAACTATTCCAGGTCAACATCTTGAAGAGCCTGCAATACAATCTCTGATTGGTCACTTGTATCCCAATAGGCTCCACATCGGTGACGTGAAGTTGCTTGATCCTCGTAAGCCGCGTTCCGATTCAATGAATGAAGATGATCAATCTCATCAGAGCCTTCGACTGTTCGGTGAGTTTATGGAGAACTGTAGAAGTGCCGCTGAGGAAATCGGTGCGAACAAGATTACGCTGACCGCCGCGTATGGTAAGCTTTTAGACCCATTCCGCGCGCATGGCTTTGAAGTCGAAGACTCCGAAATGGGTAGGATGGCTGTAAGTTTTGGAATGGGGATTCCAATGGAGATCAACATCTAGGTCTCGAATAAAGTTGCATATGTAACTTTTTTCTTCCGCCGCGAATCGAAGTGTGGTAAATTTGCCACACCAACAATTTCGCGGTGGAACACATGGCCTTACAGAAGATCAAGAACGCGCTTGGGATCGGCACCGAACAGAAGGCGCTCACCCTGACCGACCCCGACGCCCTGAGCCTGTTCGGGGTGCTGCCCACCGCGTCCGGCGTATCCATCGGCCCCGGCAACGCGATGCGCGTTCCTGCCGTGGCCTGCGCGGTGGGTCTTATCTCCGAAACCATCGGCGCGCTGCCGGTGAAGCTCTATGAGCGCGCCAGCAAGGCCGCGCTCACCGACCACCCGGCCTATCGCCTTGTGCATGATGAGGCGAACGAGTGGACGAGCGCCGCAGAGCTGCGCCGCGACCTGACCCTTGATGTCCTGTTGCATGGGGCAGGCCACGCGCAGGTGATCCGCCTTGCCGATGGCACCCCCTACGAGCTGCATCGGCTGGAACCGGGCAAGGTGCAGCGCGATCAGGAACCGGACGGCGAACCTTTCTATCGCGTCCACACCGACGCCGGGCCGGTGCGGCTGTCCTATCGTGACGTGCTGCGCGTCGAAGCGATTGGTGGCGTGTCACCGATCACGCTTGGCCGGGAAGCGATTGCGCTGGCCCTGAGCTTCGAGACCCATATCGGCGGCTTGTTCGCCAACGGTGGCCGCCCCTCTGGTGTGATCAGAGCACAGAAAATCCTTGATGTGGACGCCAAGAAGAAGCTGGCCGCAAGCTGGTTCAGCACCCACGGCGGCACCAAATCAGGCGGCACCGCCGTTCTTGACGAAGGTATGGACTACCTGCCGTTGTCCACCACCCTTGCCGATGCCCAGTTCGCCGAGAACCGCCTTGAGCAGATCAGGGAAATCGCGCGGGTGTTCCGGGTGCCGCCCACCATGCTCTTTGAGCTGAGCCGGGGCACATGGTCGAACACCGAGGAAATGGCCCGGCAGTTCATGCAGATCACGCTTAAGCCGTGGCTCACCGCTTGGAGCTGGTCTTACGCCCGGTGCCTGCTGACCCCCGAGGAACGCAAGGACGCCTACCTTGAGGCTGTCACGGATGATTTGCTGACCACCGACGCCGCAGCCCGTGCGACCGCATACGGCCAGTATCGCAGCATGGGTGCGCTTACTGCCAATGAGGTGCGCGCCGGGCTGAACCTGCCGCCCAAGGACGGCGGCAACACGCTGGAAAACCCCTACACCACTACTGCCAAGGACAAGGCCGCATGAACCTGACGCACACCGCCTTTTTCGGTGACAGCGAACACACGTTCGCGCTCACCGATGACATGATCGCAGAACTTGAGCGCATCGCCGATCTTGGTATCGGTGCGCTCTACCTGCGCGCCGTCAACATGCAGTTCAAACTTGCCGATCTGATTGAGGTGATCCGCCTTGGCCTGATCGGTGGCGGCACCACCCCGGAGAGGGCCGCGCAGCTTGTCGATACCTACGCCCGGAACACGCCGATTGATGCGCTGTATCCGTTGGCACTGGACGTGCTGGACGCGCGCTGGGGTGGTGCCGCAGATCAGGAACCCGACCCGGAACCGGCCACCGCCGCGATGCGTGAGGCCGCTTGATGCTGCGCAAGGTTCATCTTCACGGCAGCCTTGCCAAGCACGGTGACGTGTTTGAGCTGGACGTGCTGACCGCTGCCGAGGCGCTGGCCGCGCTGGCCGCGAACATTCTCGCTTTCATGGACGATCTGCGTGAAGGCTCCTGGGTGATCCTGCGTGGCGACCCGGAGACAGGCATCTGTCTCGACGAGGAGATGATTGCGGGAATGCGGCTGGGCAATGCCGATCTTCACATCATGCCGGAAGTGCAGGGTGCAAAGAACGGCAACGGCGCGCTCAAAGCCATTCTTGGCGTTGCGCTGATCGCTATCACCGCTGGCAGCGCCTTACCCTTCCTTGCCAACCCGATCATCGCCGGGGCTGGCACGACGTGGGGCAACGCAATCGGCCAGATGGGCCTTGCGATGGCTCTGACCGGCGTATCTTCGATGCTGGCCCCCGAGACCGAGAGTGCCGACGACGAAAAGAGCTTCACCCTGACCGGCCCCGTGTCGAGCTATGGGCAGGGCGGGGCCGTCCCGATTGTCTACGGTGAAGTGATCACCGGCGGCACGCTCATCTCCGGCGGCATTGATGCCGATGGGCTTGAGACCATCACCGACGCCGCACCGACGACCACCGACCCGGCAAGCGTCGCGACTGACCCCGAAAACATCAACATTGGACCCTGATCATGACCGACCGCATTGAAATCAAGGCGGCGCTGGCCGTCACCGACGCCGGGGAGATCACCGGCATTGCTTGGCCGTTCGGCAGCCCCGACCGGGTGGGCGACGTGATCGAAAAGGGCGCTCTGACCGCGCCCGGCACCCTGCCGATGCTCTTTGCCCACGATCAGGGGCAGGTGATCGGCGTTTGGGATGAGATCGCGGAAGGCGATGACGGTCTGACCGTCAAAGGCCGCCTTCTGGTCGAAGACGTAGAGCGCGCCCGTGAAGTGCGCGCCATGATCCGCACAAAGGCCGTGTCGGGCCTGTCCATCGGCTTTGTCACCAAGAAAGCGCAGCGCCACGCCAAAGGCCGCACCATCACCGCCGCAGAGCTGCATGAAATTTCTGTTGTCGCCGTTCCCGCGCATCCCGGCGCACAGATCACTTCCATCAAGTCGGATGCACCCCAGACCCCGAAGCCCCTCAAGGAGACCCCCAACATGGAAAACGAGGAAATCGAAACCGAGAAGAAGGCCGCGACCCCGGCCAATGACACGCCGCAGGTGCCGCAGATCGACACCAAGGCGTTCAACGAGATCAAGGACCGGCTGGACCGGCTGGAAGCCAAAGGCAACCGCCCCCAGATCACCGGCGCTGCCAACCCGGTGATGCCTGCCGAAGAGGTCAAGGCGTTCACCCACTATCTGTCTACCGGCGAGAAGAAATCGCTGACCACGGCCAGCGACACCGCGAACCACATCCTTGCTCCCGAGGACGTCAGCGGCGAGTTCATCCGCAATCTGGTGGAATACAGCCCCATTCGCGGTATCGCCGATGTGCGCACCACCGGCGCGGCGAACATCATCCTGCCGAAGCGCACCGGGATCACCAACGCCGCATGGGTGGGTGAGACCGACGCCCGGACCGGCAGCGAACCGACCTTCGATCAGTCGGAAATCGCAGTGAAGGAGATCGCCACGTTTGTGGATATGTCCCTTCAGCTTGCCGAAGACAGTGCCAACGTGCTGAGCGAGGTCAATCTCGCCCTTGCCGAAGACTTCGGCCAGAAAGAGAACGTGTCGTTCGTGAGCGGCAACACCGCGCTTGAGCCTGCCGGGTTCATGGTCAACGCAAACATCGCAGAGACCGTGGCAGCCGCGCCCGCCGCAATCGACTCGGATGAGCTGATCGCACTCATGTATGCCCTGCCGGCCACCTACCGGAACGCAGGCACCTGGGTGATGAACGGCCAGACGCTCGCAGCGCTGCGCACCCTGAAAGACGGTCACGGCAACTACCTGTGGCAGCCGTCTTATCAGGCAGGCCAGCCGGAGACGATCCTTGGCCGCCCTGTGGTCGAAGCCGTGGACATGCCTGACATCGGCGCAAGTGCCGAACCGATCATCTTCGGCGACTTCAAGCGCGGCTACCGCATCTATGACCGCCTGTCGCTGGCCGTGCTGGCAGACCCCTACACGCAGCGTGCCAATGGCCTGATGCGCTACCATGCGCGCCGTCGCGTCGGTGCCGGTGTGGTTCGCCCGGATGCCTTACGCAAGCTCCAGATGGCAGCCGCGTAATCATGAAACCGCATCTCGCATATGATGCAATCGCACTGGAATACGGCGGCAACGCCGTGTTCCTGCGTCCGTCTTTGCGGGCTGCACTCCACCTTGAACGCTTGCACGGTGGCTTCCCGGAGCTGCTGAGTAAGATCGAAGAATTTGACACGCTCACCATCTGGCAGGTGATCACCACCGCTGCCGGTATGGAAACCACGGAGCCGCTGTTTGCTCATGCCGCTGCCCACCCCCTTAAGGACTTCCAGAGGGCCGCACAGGGGCCGTGTATCGAGCTGGTGGCTGCGTTCTTCCCTGAGACCTCGGAGACCACCACCAAGCAGCCCAGCACGGCCACCCCGACGCCGTGGGGTGAGCTGTTCAAAGAGCTGTATGGCTTCGCGACCGGGTGGCTTGGGTGGACGCCTGAAACGGCATGGAACGCCACGCCGCAGGAGATCACCGACGCCTTCACTGCCCATATCGCCAAGCTCAAGGCCATTCATGGTGAGGCAGAAGACACCGACACCGGCACGACCGCAGAACAGCGCAAGCAGAACACCGACATGGGCCTTGATCCTGACTTCGACCGGGCAGGGCTGCGCGCCCTGAAAGACCTGTCTGAGATGCGCGAGGGGATGGCTCTGTAATGCCCAAACCGCCCCATATCTGCACCTGTGGCCAGATCGTGCCCCACGGAGAGCGTTGCGCCTGTCAGATCAAGCGCACCCGTGCCCGGAACAAGCGCCATGACGCCAACCGCCCCAGTGCTGCCCGGCGTGGTTACAACCGTGCTTGGCGCGCAGCCCGTGACGCCTTTCTCAAGATCAATGATCGCTGTGCATGGCCCGGCTGTGGCGCAACCGCAACCGTGGTTGACCACATCAAGCCGCATCGTGGCGATGATCGCCTGTTCTGGGATCGCACCAATTGGCAGCCGCTTTGCGCACCCTGTCACAACCGCCACAAGCAGGGGCAGGAGCGTGCGAAACGTTTGAATCCAAGTTGATCGGTAAGAGAAGAATTCGTTTCCGATCATGGATGCTCTTTTGATGTGCTAGAAGAGGCTCAGCAACGGCTGTTTTGAGGGGCTAATTTGATGGCAGATAGACCAAGTATTCCATCGGGCATTCTAAGAGAAGTCAGGCAAAGATGCGGCTTCGGCTGCGTGATATGTGGCTGTCCCGTCTATGAGTATGATCACATTGTCGAATGGTCTAAAACAAAGCATCATAAAGCGGAAGAGTTGACGTTGCTTTGTAGTCAACATCACGCCGAGAAGACCAAGAAAATTTTACCTGTTCAAATGGTAAAGGAAGCCAACGCTAATCCTTATAATATTTCCGAAGGCGTCTCTGGGCCGCAAACACTATATTACAGTGGGAGTAGCTTTAAGTTGAAGCTAGGGGATTCAGTCTCAACATATACCGGTTTGCAAGACGGTCAGACATTCTTCCCATTTGTAATCGATGGGAAGCCTATTGTCAGTTTCACCAATGATGGTGGAAACATTTTCTTGAACGTCGAGATCAGAGATGAAGATGGTCAGGTCATTTTCCAAGTCGAGAAGAGCGAATTAACCTACTGCACCGGCTTATGGGATGTTGAATGGGTTGGACAGGTTTTGACAATAAGAGAGAAGCTCCGAAAAATATTGCTGGAAATAGAATTTAATCCGCCAAACCAAGTGTCGATTAACCGAGGATCATTGCACTTCAATGGTGTGGAGATCGAGATTGGGAAAGACTACATCTACTGTCTCAACAACCAGTGCTTTCTTGGAAGCTGTCAGGTTCATGGTGCTGGATATGGATTTGCAATTGGAGATCCTGTTCCAAAAGGTGGTTCCGGTATCGTTTTTTCCGGTGTTCCCAGGCCAGTGCCTGATCGAGAAGGTGCAAAGCAGCATCTGCGGAGAACAATCAAGGAGAATCGAGATCAGCAGGCAGAAAGGCGAGAACGAGAAAGGCAAGAGAGGTTAAAGGATAAGGACTACCAGCCTCAGACACTTCTCGCGCGGCTCAAATCAAGTGCAGCGCCAATCGCCTACATGGCGATGGGGGTGATCTAGAGTTTTACACATAATGAGGGGACCGGCGGGGGGAGGTCCGCACAAGATAGCCTGTAAATAACTTTTTCACTTTCCCTTCACGTGATTCCAATGGGGTGCTATAATACCCCAAATTTGTTTCCGTGAGATGATCATGACCGCCCAGACCCCCGTGAGCCTGCTGAAATCGCAGCTCAATCTTGACCACGATCTTGATGACGCCCTGCTTGCGCACAAGCTGGACGCCGCAGAAATCTGGATCGGCCACCACACCGGCGCGGCCTTCGCTGCCGGTGACGCGGTGCTGACCGAAGCAGCTTTGCAGCTCGCTGCCTACTGGTATGAACAGCGCGAGAGCGCCAGCGACGTGACTCTGCGCCCGGTGCCGTTCGGCGTCTATGAGCTGCTGGCACCCTACAGGGAGGCGGTGACCGGCCATGTCGAAGCCTAAGAGCCTGTCTGAACAGTCGCGCATCCTGAGCAAGCGCCTGAAAGCCATTCCTGACGCCGTGGTGCATGATGTGCGCCCTGCCTTGATCAAGGGTGCTGAGGAAGTGGCCGCGATGATGCGTGTCTTTGTCCCTGTGGACGAAGGCGACCTTGATGAGTCCATCACCGTGACCGAACCCGGCCAGACAACCCCGGCCTATGCCGAGGGCGGCGGCAAACGCACCGCTGGCAGCAATCAGGCGCTGGTGACTGCCGGGAATGAGAAGGTGCGGCATGGCCACCTTCAGGAATTCGGCACCGTGAAGCAGGAAGCACAGCCGTTCATGCAGCCCGGCTACCGGCTGGCGATGCCCAAGGCGAAGCGCCGTATCAGCCGCGCCATTGGCCGGGCGGTGCGCAACGCGACGGAGGGTGACGCATGATTGACCCCAGCTTGGAGTTTCAGACCGCAATACGGGCCGCACTGATCACCCACCCCGAAGTGAGTGCCCTTGTGCCTGCTGAACATGTCCGGGCGGGTTCGACGCGCCCCGACAAGCTGCCCACGATCATCTTGGCGAACCCCCAGATGATAAACCTGGGCCGTGCCAGCGGTGGGCAGTTCCTGACGCGCGTTTTCATTGATCTGCATGTCTGGGCACTGGAAGACGGGGCAGACATGGCCCGGCAGATCGGTGCGGCGGCGTCTGTGGCGCTCTGGGATGCACCTGAGTGCGCCACGGTGGGCATTGATGCCTATGAGCGCCCCAGCTTTGCCTTCACGCGCGACCCCGACCCGGAACGGGCCTACTGCCACGGCGTCGGCACCGTCGAAGGCGTGATCCGGTGGAGGGTGTGACGATGATCAAGGCAGGCAAACTTGATCGGCAGATCACCATCACGCGCGAAGCCGAAACCGTGGCCGCGTCTGGTGCCGTGTCGAAAGCATGGGCACCTGTTGCGACCATCCGGGCGGAGCTGGTGCAGCGCAGTGCTGACGAATACCTTGCCGGGTTCGGTGAGGCCGATGCAGGCGGCGCGGTGTTCCGCATCCGGTATCTTGCCGGGATCACCACGGCTGACCGCGTGACCTTCGACGGCGTGACCTATGACATTGATGAAGTCGCAGAGCTGGGCCGCAAGCGCTCCCTTAAGCTGCGCTGTTCGCAGGTGGCGGCATGAGTGTGCATTCGCGCGGTGTAAAGCCGCCCCTGACCCCGGACAATGACGCACTGACCAAGGCACCGCCGGTGCCCAAGCACCTGTCACCCCACGCCAAGGCTGAGTGGAAGCGGATCATGCCGCAGCTCATTGCGCGGCGGATCATCACCAAGGCCGATCTTGGCGGCGTTGAACACTACTGTGCGGCGGTGGGTGCCGCGCGCACCATCGCCGACACCATGAGCGCCGGGGGTCTGCCCGATCTGAAACTTGGTGGCCTGCAAATCCGCTACATGCAGACCGCGCGTCAGCTTGCCGCCGAATACGGCCTGACCCCTACAAGCCGCGCCCGGATCGGGGCGGGGGTGCCGGATGATGATGACAACCTGAGTCCGATGAAGGTTTGACCATGTGCGCGGCCAGCATATACCCGGATTGGATCGAAGACGGCAGCACCAT